TGACTGATCTCGCATAAGCTGTGCAGGAATGAAGATAGAATGCTCGGTCTTCATACGCCCGACTGTTCCGCGGGACTTAAAGATAACCACCCAATCCTTTAGGGACTCCAACAGTGGCTTATGCTTCTTCATTTTCTTCCTCTTTAGGTTCGTTCTCCTTGCGCCATGCATCGTAGTTCTCTTTCTTAATGAAGCTGATAAGGAAACAGATTTCGCTACCTTCTAAGCCCGAATTAATAGGAGATACGTTTGTAGGCGGGTTACCTGTAAAATCATCGGTAATGACAATTGCATTGTCCCCTAGTGCAATTACATTACCCATCGCTGCTTGCTGTGCAAATAAGCCTTGAATTACACGCATGTCCATGTTCTTTCTAAAAGCGTATGAGAAAATTTCCTTATGTAGCTCAGGGTCTTCTGACCAGTTACTAATGACTTGGATAAGGTTTGCGATTTCAACCTCATTTGTCGATTTATGGATGAGAACTCGATCCTCTGCTACTCTATTTTTAGCTAATTTTACCAGCATGTCTACTACATGAGTATAGTCCTCTGCTGTTGGTGCATATGTTAAAAGTCCTGTTAAGGTTAACTCGCTTTGTTTTGTTAGTTCTTCTTGTACCACTTTGATCTCCTCCTGAAATATCATATCTTTTAGGTCTAAAACAACATCACCTAAAGCTAGACGGTACTTGTTTTCCCTGTGTTGTGTTACGAGATGTACTACAATCATGACCATTACCAGGAAAACAGGATACCAAGATGCCTCTATAACTAGTATAACATAGTCTAACCTAGACACCTTCATGCCAGCCTTCACCGAAGTTATTGTTTAAGCTCTTAAAATCGGCTGACCATTCGTTACCTTTTCTCTCTAACCCGTAATGTGCATATGCGGCACCCGCTTGCGGATCATTGTCTATCTTAACGCCTTTTTTCTCGCTAATAGCTAGCTTGATTAGCTCACCTAGTCCGCGAGAAGCGATTCCAGGGACTGTTCCATCGCTAACAAAGAAATCGAATTTAAGGTACTGGCCTTCTACAGAGTACCCTACAACGCCAACTACTTTTCCTTCTGCAGAGGTTAACTCTAGAAAATAGTCAGCAGACGTGTTAAAGTTACCCTCATTAGGGAAATTAGATGTGCTTTGCTTTAGCTTAGCGATCTTCTGTGTGTCTAACTTCTTTTCTTTGCCGTGGAACTTTCCTTTTAGCTCGCGTGCGTGGGAGTGTGCAGTAGCGTTAGGTGTTCCTTTGGCTTGTGTATTGCCTTCATTAGGCTGGCTACCCTGTTTGTTAGGGTCTTCATAGACAGTAACTTCTGTCTCTTTTCCGTTACGCATAACCTTCCGTTTGACAGGTACAAGCTTGCTATAGTCTTTGCTCTTATGTAATGAAGCTGGGAGGGCTTCACATGCTTTAGCGTACATGTACATATCATACATCGATTCAAATCCGTAAAGGGATAAGAACCCTGCATACGTTTCTGAAAGGGTATCGTTACGGTCTATGACATCCGTTAGGCTTGTCACATGGGTCATTTTGTGAATAAGGTCTGTCGTAATATTCGCATCCATGTGAACAGCGTCTATGCCCTCATTAGCGGCCTTTAAGAGCCTCGCTGTTAGGTCTTGCACTGCTTCTTCGGACAAATTATATTTAGGTCTCATTGCTTTACCTCCTCTCTATCCAGTATATCATACCTATAACTTAAAGTCAACGAAGAAAAGAGTAGGTTGTAACCCCTACTCTTCTGCCAATTTACGACAATTAATAACCTCTTGAGAAAATGTCTGTAGCAGTCGGAACCATGTTTTGCACCGTCGTATAACCAAATGCATTCTCTTGTTCTTGGAGGATGTACGGCTCTAAGACGTGCTCCATACCGACTGCCGAGTAAACGGAAGACTGAGCAAAGTGATCGTCACCTTTGTCTGTGATAATCTGATAAATTTCGCCTGTTTTCTCGTCCTCTTCGTCTCGGATAACAACATTCTTCCAGTGGGTTGCATACATCTCTAACATTCTATCTTTTCGATAGAAACCTAAACGATTCATCTTCATATCCGAAATGTGATGCTTATTCTGTGTAAGTTTATCTACCGTTACCTGAGAAGTCTGCTCAGACCATTTCGGTCGAATCTGCCCGGTAGAGCGAGGGTTCGGGTTCACTTTAACTCCGTATACTTTACCGCGACCGAAATATTGAATGAGCTTATCTACATAGTTACCGCTATCTCCGATATCCGCACAGATAATATCGGGGTTGTAGGGCACTAGCTCATTAATAATCTGCTCTAAATCGGCTTCGATATTCGCTACCCCTCTTGAGCGAGGTACAGAGAAAATTCGAATCATATCAATCATACCGTTATCTCGGAATCCACGAATACAACACCAATGATTGTTACCCCAATCTATCCCAACAGAGATAAATCGGTAGTTTCCTCGATTCATGAGAGGTTCCGGTAAGTCTTCTCGAATGTTATCATAGATATCTTTATCTTGAACAGCTAACGCTACATCCTGGAAAGGGAACCCTAAAACGTAATTATAAAAATGCTGTTTAGACTTAGCTTCTAGTTCTTTACGTTTTAAAAGGTCAGCCGAAATGAACACGGCGTTTAATTGTGTTATAAGATATCCGCGTGTTCCGCCACCATCTGCGGTACGACTTGCGAATTGAGGTACCCAGGTTCCGTTGTACCACCTATCCAGTGTTTTACCACACTTCTGACAGACGAAACGGAATGTACCATCCTTAACTGTACGAGCAACTAGGTCGATACCACTCTCGTCTATGCATTCGATGTTTTTCTCATAGTCTAGTTGTTGTGTTAGACCGCAGTGATCGCATTTATGCATATAAACATGTTGGTCTGACTTATCGTACAAGTCGTGTATGCCGAAATTTGGCGTTGTAGGGGTGCTCCAACGTCGTAAAATCTTGAAATTTGACGAAGACATAGACTCGGTAGCTGAAATCTCTGCTGACGCAGATACGCGATCGTACTCATCTCGAAAATACCCTGGCTTTCGCCATATTTAATAGGGACTAGACTATATCATACTCTTAATTTTAGGTTTAAGAGCCTCTGCTTTACTTCTTGACTGTTGTTAACACTAAATCTTTAATTTCGTCTTTCGATAGATAGTAAGGTATACGTAGTAAATTTATATTGTTATCTTTACAGTATTTTGTCTTTATACCATCCCTTATTTTAGTTACCTCAAACATTTTTAAGGATACTTCATAAGGCCTACCTCCGAAATTTACGGGTCTGTAATGCTGCTCACCATCGTACTCGATAGCTAGATTTATTTCGGGAATGTAGAAGTCAAAAGGTAGACTGTTTACGTATTTACACCCTTCAAATATTTGCTGCGTTTTATGTGTTATACCTTCCTTATCCAATAGGTTCCGTACATACCGTTCACCTTTCGATTCTCTTTTACATCTAGGGCACTCTTTACCTTGGAGGAGGTTATTTGGTGCTACAGTCCACTCGTGACCACATACATGGCGACATTTTAAGGGAGTTGTAAAATTTTTATATTTCTCTAAAAACTGGTAGTCTCCTCCGTGTAAATCGTAAACCCTCTCTTCGAATAGTTCGTGAGTTAATGGAGCATTTCCAGCACAATTAGGACACCTAGATTGTTTATATAAGAAGTTAGCAGGGGGTGCCTTCCACACATACCCGCATACATTATGTATACAGTCTAGGCTAGTTGACCTGTTAGTGTATTCCTCTAGGAAAGTATACTCTGTACCTACAGTACCTTGCACAAGATTCTTAAACTCAGCATCCGTTCGTTTAAGTACTCCGGCACATTTAGCACACCTTGTTTTTAAATTTAGGAAGCTCTCTGGTGTCGTTTCGTAGGTATACCCACACACGTTATGTTTAAAGGATACTTTAGCTCTAGCGTTAATGTAGTCACTAAGTACGCTATACTCGACACCTACGGCTTTGTATACCTTATCCTTGAACTCCGAATCGGTTAACTTGGCGTTTCCGGAACACTTAGGACAACCAAACTTAGTTTTCAAAAAATTATCAGGTAGTGTCTGCCATTGATATCCGCACACTCTATGAACCATTTCTATCTTATCTTTGGCTCTAGTATACTGACCGACAACATCGAAGTCTTTACCCTTCTTGGCATAAACCTTCTCCCTAAAAACCTGTGTCTTATCCATATAGTCTACCTCCCTTCTCGTTTACAGTCTATAATACAGTCTTTAGTGTTAACAGTCAAGGTTTTTTATCTAGTTCTCACTACACCCATTTGTGCAGCTACCTAGAAATTTAGTCGTTAGGCGTTTACAGTCTTGGTTAGACTGGCTTAGCACGGGATCGGCACTATCCATTTCTGGACTTAGCTTCTCTTACGAGCCTATTGGTTATTCAGCTGCCCCGTTTAACAGAGTTTTCTATGCAACTTCCATTGCATAGCCCCAAGAATTTAGGGACAAGTAATCAATATCGACACCCTCTACCGCTGCCCCTTTGGAACTAGAACGGAACAGTAAGAAGCTATTTCTAATTTTCTTCTTCTCTAACGAGTCAATGTTCTTATCAGTAATCGTCGAGTAGTAACCTGACTCTAATAGGGGGTTAATCCGTGTCGAAACGAAATCTTTCATTTGTCGATTTGTGGGGAAAGTGTAAAGACATTTAACCCCTGCATAACTATGCAGGTCGGCAAAGTGAATCATTTCAGCTACACCTATCTCAGATAGACCTAATTGCCTACTCTTAATTACCGCTTTATTCGGATGGGAATCGTTAATCATGTCCACTTGCCAAGGGCGATGTGCCTGCTGCCTCATCGAATCCCGGCCGCTTATGTGAAACGTAATCGGGTGGTTCTTTACTTTGTGATGTTTAAGTAGATAGGAAGAAGGGTTCAGCATAGTCAGTACATATGCCAGCTCCGCTTTAGTGAGCTTCGTACGACCAAACATTTGTTTGGCAATGTTGGATACCTTCTGTCCACTGATAGGATTTACAATCATTTAAAATGCACCTTCATTCTTTTGGTTTTGGGCAATATCTAACTGCCTCAATAGCTCAGCCATATCCTCCTCGGTCATGTCGTCCGTGCTAAGCAGCCCCTCTTCATCTGAGACAAGTTTACCTTCCGCAATGGCATCTTCAACCACTTTGTCTTCCTTCATATTAATCTCCGGCAACATAGACTGCCCAGCCGTTCCTTCTAACGCTCCTGAAATATCATTAATCTCTTTGTAAGCACCTAGTAGTCGAACGAAGTCGGACATATTATCAATCGGAATTTCCCCTGTATCAATTCGTTGTAGAAACTTCTGTAAGGATTTGGATGCTGCCGTATTAAAGGCATCCCGCACCTCTGTTTCACTCGAAAAACCTGCTTTCCGTTGCTCAAGCTTCTTTCTAATATTCTCGGCCATTGACATATTAAAGCTCTCCTTTCTTTTTTAGTGTTCGATAGCAAGACATTACATCCTTGCATATGTCTACTGTAAACAAGCCACTGATATGGAAATGGACGTGAGAGACGAGGGTAACATAACGACTATCGTTCATCACAAGAGAGGATAGAGGCCTTGAGCAGATCACACAAAGCCTAGGTGTATTAACCCGCTTATCCCCTTTTAAAAACTCGTGATAACGATCTGCCGTCTCGTAAAGGTTCTTACGTTTAGCGACAACTTCTTTTTTATTCGTCAAAGTCTTCCTCGCTAAATGCTTCGTCCTCGTCCTCGTCGTCTTCAAAGTCCTCATCATCTTCGAAGTCCTCATAATCGTCCAAACCCTCGAATTCAAAATAGTTTGAGTCTAGATATTCTGTATACGCTGCCAGTCGTTCTTCGAGGAATAATTCATCATCGAATTCATCACTACAGCGTGCTGCAGCATATAGGTAAGGCAACTCTAAAACTAGCTCTCCTACGATTTCCGGAATAATGTCCTGGGTAAATACGACACTGTATTTGATGAATTGATTGATTGTATAGCCTTCATACTTAGTATGTAGGTGCTTTATAATCTCATCTTCTACTGCCCCTGCGTCGTCCTGTAGGAATGCGTACTCATAGGCCATTGCAGATGCGGTAAGTGTGATGACAGTCTGTATGTCATTAAAAATGCCTTGTACAAAACGATCACTCACGACCACTTTACCTTCTTGTTGCACGGCAGGTGCAACAAACTTAGAATTTTGTACCACCTTTGTAGTTACTTCCTCAATAGCGAAAGCTTGTACATCATTCTGATATATTTCCATTTCGTGCTCTGTAAATCCAAACATTTCAGCACCTGCTCTCTACTTTTTGTCTTCTTCGGCTTCTGGTATCTTTTTTAATACAACTGCTTGTAAGTCTTTTAATTCTTTTTCTACCTGCTCTTTTTTCTTCCACAAATGACGGTTATAAAGTAAAACTACAATGACAGCCAACATTGCACCTACTGTCACGTTTACACGCAGGGTATGCTCGATGGGATGAACATAGGTGGAGAATAACCAACTACCAGTCATCACTACTGACTCGGCTACTAGGATTAACATTGCTTTTATTATTAGATGTTTATGTCGTTTCATCTAGGCTCCTCCAACTCATATTTATTATAATATAAGGGAAATCACGTTTTGTTGAAAACTGAACACTCCTAAGTCTTATATTAGAAACAGAAAACGGAAGTTGGGAGGACATTTTATGCTTATTAGTTCAATATGTTTAACGGCATTGTTCTACTTATTAGCGTGCTATCTCTCAGCCGTTACAATTGCTATTCTATATCACGCTATACGATATAAGCTCCCACTCACCATTCTTAAGTCTTCGCTGTTTATAGGGGTTACGTATATCTCTATTATAACAGATATTGTGTTATTCGGCGGTGCAATGTACGGCTCTGTATTTGTTAAAAACGGGTTATTAACCGTGCTCATTCTCGTATCCATAGTCCCTACACATAATGGAAAGGAGTCTAGAATAAATCATGATGATAAAAGAGAATAAGTATCATAGTACCATTAAATCGGAATTTAAAGACTTAGTTTGGAGTCTTGTTTTTGAGGGGAGGACAGCGTACCACCTGTATACGATTCACCGCTTATTAAACCTAGGACTGCTAATTGATTTCCATTTTAGGTACTGCCCCAATAAAACAGCAGATCAGTATGTCCACATTGAATTAGACTTGAAGGAGTTTGGGCGTGTAACCTTTAAAATTAATACAGAAACTGATTATGTAGTCATTGCGGACGATCTAAGCGTTCGCGTGCTAGAAAAGTTTTTAGAGGATTTTGATCCAGGGTTGGACGACAAAGCGAAAAAACGTAGTTTGTTATAATAAAAGAAAGGCAGGGACTGGATTTATGACTGAGCAAAACAACTACTATGTAGAACGATTGAAAAGTTTAGAAGATACAATCCAAAGCCATAAGGCCGACATTAAGGAACTAAAAGATGTTGTTACTGAACTACGCGAAATTGTTCGAGACATCGATAAGAATGCAGCTATCGAGATTGAGAAGCGATCTCATATGG